CTACAATACGCATAAGTTAGATTAGTCCTCATCTCTTTCTCTCGGATCAACAAAGTCAGAGTTTGCAGACCAACTGCTTCCATCGAACTTATATTTGTTGCCATACCAATCTGAAGGTGCATTTGATACATCGCTATGTAGCGTTGCATTGCCACTGTTAAGATCACCTATATGAAAATCTACAGGATCACTGCCTACAGTAATTTTATCAGAAGCCATGCTGACTGCTTTATCGTCAGCAAATAAATACTTTGATATTTTAGTTGAATTTTCTACTATTGTTTTTGACATTGTTTTCTTTATCCCTTCACAATTAATTCTGTAGCTGAAATAGCAGTTCCAGCCGTTACTGATGTACTGTCAGCAGTTGTACCTATAGTAGCATTTTCTTGCACAAAATATGTTTGACCAGCCGTTAAAGACGATTGATTTCTACTAATACTATTTGCGATATGCAAAGTAGCCACTGCACCATCTACAACAGCATCTTTTGCAAAGCCTATAAAGTTTTCTGTAGTAAGATTGGTGCTTTGTGGAGTGTAAACACTAACATAAAAACTACTTGATAGCGATGACCCAACAACCACTTTTTCATCATTGACTAAAGATGCCCAAACGGTAGTATTGCCTGTGTCAGAAACTACTATTGGAGACCCAAAAGTTACACTAGTTCCTGATGTTGCTCCTTCTATTACATTACCTTCACTATCAGCACTAATAAAAGCAACTACAAAGTTATCTGAAGTCATCTTTGTTACACAGGGGATATATGACCCACCAGCACCATTGTTTTCCCTATATACAGTAGCTGTTCCCAAAGTTATGCTTGTACCTGATACAGTACCTATAATAGCAGTACCATAAGCATTTCCAGTTCTGTCATCATCGTAGGCTATAACAAACTTTGAATCGCTTAACGCTGCAAGTGAGTGTCTAATAACTCTATTACTGTCATAAACTACAGTCGATCCATATGATATAGAAGTACCTGATACTGTTCCTATAACAACCTTTCCGTCCTCTGGATCAGGGCTTGGAGTGTCTGACCAAGCAATAGCAATTTTTGTGTCGCTTAATGCCCCGACTGTTGAATACTTAGAAGAGTTTGCTGTAGCAAAAGTTGCAGCAGTTCCAAAACTAACACTTGTACCTGATACCGTTCCTACAATTGCTTTAGCATTACTACTGTCTGAAGAATCTTCAAAAGCAATTACAAATTTTGTATCTGTCAAACGATCAACATTATTTCTACCGTTCAGGGCTGTTTGACCTGTTTCAAAATCTGCAACAGTACCATAAGTAATACTGTTATCTGATGCATCTATTGTTCCAACTCTAGCCTTACCTTTATTTGAGTCAGACCAATCTGTATACACAAGTACAAACGTAGTAGAAGTTAGGCCAATAATATCAGGATTTTCAGTGCTTGCAATTGTAGTAGAAGATGCACTGCCATAAGAAATTGATGAACCTGAAACTACTCCTACTATACAAGTTCCATAACTACTATTACCTGAGTCACGCCCAAAGGCTACGAACTTTGAAACGCCAGGTAATCCTGTAGTAACTACTCCATTACTGCCATCAAAACCTGTATCAACTGCGGTTCCAATACCTGCGGAAGTTTGTGATATAGCACTCACAGTACCATCAGAATTAACTATAACAGGCTTACCAGCTACGATAGCACCATCAGCAGTTTTTACCACCTCTGAGTCAGAAGCTATGTTACCAACAAACTTCATCTAAGTTCCTTACGATAGTTCTTCGTATGTAACCGTGTAGGTCAAATCGTTAGCTACACTAGCAGTAACACCAATAGATGTGTCTTCTTCTAAGTACATTCCAACATTTTTATCTATTGCCACTAAGAATGAATTAGGTGCTACAGACACTGCATTTGCATAGACAACTGCTGTACCTGCTATATCATCTTGTGGGTATATACCTATTGTTATAGTAGCTGCTGCTGAAGCATCTACGTTAGATATTACTAAGCTATTTACTTTTAGAACCTTACCAGAAGATGCTGCGTTGCTTAACGCTGCTGTTGCTGAAGTTCCTGTAAGTAATGCTGTATCTGTCTTTGCCGTAATAGTAGCGACATTGACAATATTAGGTGCGGCCATTTTCTATATCCTTTCTATTAACCAAAAACCATCGACATAGCGATGGCCTTGCCTGTTGACGCTGTTGCGTTTAATTGCGTTTGAACATTACTTGTTACACCATCCAAGTAATCAAATTCTGTATTGGTAACACCAGTGTCATACAAATCTTTTAAATAATTTAATTCTGTTACAGTTCCGTTATATCCATCCAACTTATTTAATTCAGCAGTAGTAGATGTAACACCATCTAAAATATTTAATTCTGCTCCTGTAGACGTAACTGCTGTACCTGCATAGTTTAAGTTACCTGCTGCTATGTTTACTTCACCAGTACCTTTTGGTGTAATGTCTATATCAATATTAGAGTCATCTCCCATAGCTCCGACAACTACAGATCCACCTGTTGCTGAGTTGGTTACTTCTACAGCATTTACGGCAGAACTAGCAGTTTGTAACACTATACCTTCATTACCGTTTGCATCAGCAATAAAACCGCCATCAACTATCTTAGGTGCAGTTAATGTTTTATTTGATAAAGTCTGAGTGCTACTTGCATAGTAAGTATCCAGCAAATCTACATCAAAGTATTTCATAGCTGTAGCACTATTGTCATACATTAATATAGCATCGTTATTTGCTATAGCAGTACTGGTATCTATACTAATAGCTGAAGCATCTGCAACAGTATTTAGTTCTGCACCTGTAGCATTCAAACCTGATACGTTTTTATTAGAATCTACATATGCTTTAACAGATTGTTGAGTAGGAATAAGTGTAGCACTGTTAGAAGTCATATCATCTTCATCAACAAATGCTGTTGCTGTTATAGTGCCATCAGTAAGTGATCCAAAAGATATTGTTCCTGTTGTAGTAATATTAGATGATCCATTATCAATCGCACCGAATCCTGAACTTATGCTACCGCCATCTAATGCACCAGTAGTTACCAGATTGGGCATTGCAGTTATTTCATCGTCTAAATAGGCAGCTAAAGTCTGCACAGTAGCTTGTCTCATTGTACCAGCATCGTTGATAATTAATCCATCACCATCTGCGATTGCTGTTGTTCCTACTGTACTACCACCATCCATCAAGTTTAGTTCAGTAGTTGTAGCTGTTACTCCATCCATTATGTTTAGTTCTGCTGTAGAGGCAGTAACACCATCCATAATATTTAATTCAGCAGGAGTTGCACTAATTGCAGTAGTAGTTACAGTATCTAATACAGGAATATACCCACCCTGATTAATTAGGTATTGTGTATGATCTGCTGTAGGATCAACAATGGATAATGTAGTTTCATGTGCATCAGCAGTAGCACCTTCAAATACGATTGCATTGGCTGCATTCATTGTAACAGTATCTACTACTGTCTGTGTTCCATTAACTGTAAGATTACCTGAGACAGTTAAGTTGTCACCTATAGTTACTTCAGAAGTACCGTGTCCTATTGTTATAGCAGTGCCAGATATGCCTGTACCGATAGATACTGACTCACTACTGTCAGCGGTATCAACAATAAGATAAGCATCTGATCCTTGTTTGATTGTAAATGCAGTTGCTGAATTATCTGTTACTGCTACATTAATATCAGTATCATCAGCAGATATAGAATCAAGAGCAATATCGCCTACGTTAGTTATATTACCGTCACCTACGCTAAGTGCAGTAGCAGTAACGGAAGAGTTAAATGTAGCTGCACCTGCACCTGACATATCCAATGTTAATGCAGTAATACCTGATCCACCGTCATTACCTTGGAAGATCATATCCTTATCGCTTACGAGTGATTTAATTGTCAGATTATCACTGTCCATACTAACATGACCAACATTAGTACTTCCATCTTTAAATATAACCTCATCACCACCTGCATCGAGTATAATATCTCCTGCAACATCTACAGTAAGATCCCCAGAAGATAAATCTATTTCTGTTCCATCTATTGTTATATTGTCTATAGATACTCCAGCATCTGCTGTAACTGCACCTGTTACTGCTAGAGTACTGCTCATATCTACAGTACCGTTTATATCTATTGCAGTTGCAGTAAGATCAATTTCATCGGTAGCCCCAAGAGCTAATACAGTAGCACTAGAACCTTGAATAAACTGAGAAGCATCATTAAACTGTATTTTATTTGTGCTATTTAATAGGATGCCTGTATCTGCTACGTGAGTTAATGTAACATCCTGATCATTACCTAAACCAACTACAGCACCATCAGCAAGATAAAGATCACTAAATTCTAAGGAAGTTGTACCTAATGCAGCCCCATCATTAGCGTCAGGAACAAAGGCAGTTGTGGCAGTTATTGTAGTTCCCTGGACTGTACTAGACCCAGTAAGCGCACCAGTAACACCTAATGTACCAGCTATTGTTGCATTTTCATCAATATCAAGAGTATCTATATGTGCAGTACCATCAACAAATACATCTTTAAATTCCAAGGATGCAGTACCTAAATCAATATCATTATCAGTTACAGGAACTATGGCACCGTCTGCAATATAAAGTTGTTGTACTGAAGAAGAACTAACCTCAGTATAAAATTCTACATAATTATTAGTAGTATCTATAAGTACTTTATTATTCTGATCAGCATCTCCTATACGATCTATAGGTGGACCTTCTGCTGCCGTACCGTCATGCGAGTGACCAGTAGATTCGTTAAAGGCTGCTAGTACTTGGTTTAATTCTGCATTAACTGGTGCTGCGGAAATAACCTCACCACTAACTATCTGCGCTGTTGATTGTCTAGTATATCCTGCCATTATCTGTATCCTGCATCCTGATAAGTTATGGAAAACCCACTGATACTGTAGGGTGCTTGAGTTCCCGTCGATGTTATAACCAAGGATATTGCCCTACCTGATCCTTGTATGTTAGTTTCTAATACAGGACTAGATGATCCATCATAACTAAATGAAGCATCATATGTTGCTCCTGTTGTAGTATATCTTGCTAATGCTCCTGCTGTTGTTAATGAATATGTACTTGGATCTGGAACATTAGGATCATCCCAATCATATGCTATACCTAAGTTAATTGTAGACGATCCTTCTGGTCTGGTAAATAATGAAATATGCTGAAATATTTTGCGTTTTTCGGTAGAGTCGAAATATAAAAAAGGCGTTGCGTAAACAGAAACAACATCAGCAGTATTAAAAGTGTTTCCACTTTCCTGTTTAAATACTTCACCACTTGCATCTCCATGTAATACTATTTCAACATCATCTATTAAGCCACTTGTAGCTACAAATGCTCTTATACCTAATAATTCCCCAAACTCCCAACCAACTCTTCTATCTGCAAATCTAAGTCCACCTATTATTCCTGCTGTATCAGCAGCAGAAGTAGTTGTTTTTGGAAAAAAGTAACGAAACTGAGATTTATTTCTAATAACAACTGAAGACATATTATCTAAATCGTGTGTATCTGGTAGTGATTGTAACAATTGTTGTACTGGTTTAGAAATAGTTTCAAGTTCTACATCACCAATTCTAGCAGTACCTTGAATAGGACGAATACCATCAGAAGCTAGAAATAATATATCACCACCTATTTCAACAATACTATCTGTAGCAATACATCCAATATTATCTGTTACTTCTTCTAAAGAAAAATCTGCTAAAGCAGTACCTACTAATTTTTTTATTTTATCTTTACCAAAAATAAATAAAGAATTTCTAAACTTTGCTATACCTACTATATTAAATCCAACATTTTGTTGACCAGCACCTCCACTAGCAGCAAAATCAGCAGTATCAAAATCATCGCTAGGTGTTGGTTTAGTATGTAATAAAATATTTGGTCCTAATCCAGAAGTAGGAAAACCAGCATAAAATTGATGATTTATAAAATCCGTACTAACTGCTGCACCTGTAGGATTAGAATCACCTCCTGTAGCATGTTCAGTAAAAGTAGTTCCATCATATCTTGCAGGAGTATTTTTACCATCCGTTAAAATTACTGTTTCTGCTCCTTGATATGAATTAAATGAATGTCTTACTTTAGATACATCAATAGAAGATCTAAAAGAATGTACTCTAGTCCAACCACTTGTAGTATATTTCCATATTGTATAATATTGACTATATTTTGCTGTTACAGAACTACCACCTCCTGTAGCACCACTTGTAGCAGCAGAAGTAAATGTTAAAGTATAACTATTTGCATTTGGTACTGATACTACTTTCATCTCAACTGAATTTGGAGTTATTCCTCCAACTGCTGAAGACCCCGAAAGAGTAACATAATTACCTACAGATAGTCCATGCGCTGTATGTGCAACTGTTATAGTAGTACTTTCATTAACAGTTGTAATTGGATTTGCACCTAAAGAATGCGCTTTAGCAGCAGATACGTCAAAGTATTTAAATGTTACTGAACTACCTCCACCACCACTAACACTAGAACTAGCACTAGAGGTAAAGGCTACAGTGTAACTATTTGAATTAGGAACACTGGCTACAGTCATTTCTACACTATTAGGTGTAATGCCTCCTACAGCGGCTGATCCAGAAAAAATAACTCTGTCGCTTACTGCTAATCCATGACTAGTATGAGCGACTGTTATAGTTGCGCTACCACTACTAGTAGTAAAAGGATCAGTTCCTAATGCACCTGTATAATCCCCATCATTACGTCTACAGGCATATGGAGTACCTCCTAAAATCCAGAGTCCAATAATCTCACCAGTACCCGTGACAGTTCCATAACTAGAGTCATATGAAGCATAGCCACTAATTCTTCTATACCCACCAAATTGAGATATCTCCATATTTAACATACGAAGTGCGGCACCTGGATTAGATCCAGCTAAAGATAACGCATCTTCATTAGTAAATAAACCACCTCTAGATAAAATTGTGGCATCTTTTAAAGCATCAGTCATTATCCATTACCATGCGGTACATTTATTAATCTACTAACGCGAGTATCACGCACATCTGTAAATCTATTAATAAGTAATGAACGCATTCTGTCTATACCCTCATCAAATTTTGATTTAGCTATTGAAGCCTGTTGAGAATTATCTCTAAACATAAAACAATGGTATAATGCACCATCTATAACAACGTGTTTAAAAGCATCAGGTACTGACATAGCATCTGTAGATGCAGATAAATCTGAAGCAAAAGCAAAATAATTATAACTTATACTATAAGTTGCATCTGGTCTAGGAGTAAAACCTGCTTTATTATCTAGTGTTCTATACACGTATATAGGTTGATCGTAATCACCTGTACCAGCTTCATTATCTCGCTCAAAAAATCTTTTAAGAAAAGTATCGTAATTTATAAGTTTTAAATTTCTTGCGGCGTAATTGTTATCTGAATCATAATTTATTCTAAAAGAATCCCAATCAGCTATTTTAAAATCAGAAGGTAAAGAATATTCTTGTTGACCTACTACTAAGGTTAAAGAACCTGCCGTGTAGTTAAACGGAAATTCATATTCTCGTTGGGATATTTCTTGGATAGATGCATTAACAGCATCTTTAACTTGTGCGCGAAAACCTGACGCTTCACCAAAATCAGTAGAAGTTAATTCTACTTCATTTAAACGTCTTAATGTATCATTTACTATTGTTAAAAAAGTTGTAGCCATATCATATCCAAATTAAGATAAAGGGGTAGCCCAAACTAATGAACTACCCCAAAATCCATTATGCCAATGCGTCCCTTGCGGCAGCAGCGGCTTCTGCTCCAGATTCATTGCAATCAATGAGTGTAGCATACACACGCAACCTACCTGTAGCAGGGGCTGCTCCAGCAATCAAACAATCAATTGTATCTGTAGTAGATACAAATTGAGTATAAGTTGAAGCGGCAGAACCTACAACAGTGTTGGTTTGACCGTTTGTACCAGCGGCACAGAAACCTGTTGATGTAATATCTGCACCATCAACGATATCGTCACCCGCTGCAAAGTCCATGTCTAGAGTGCAACTTGAAGTAAATGCTTTCATAACTTCTGCACCAGCATTAATTACAAGAGTACCTGCTGGAATTTCAAGAAGTTGAAAGATATCACCGTTTGCACCAGAATATCCTTTTGCAACCAAGTCATCAATATCGAGATAGGCCTCGACATTATACATACTATGGTTCATGCTTACCCCTGGAAGGGCGGCAATAGTACTAGCTCCTACACCTGTAGTATCGGAGCTTGTCATATCATAAGTAGCCATGATTTATCCTCCTTAACCAGCTATGTTGTAATGAGCGCGAACAAGAGCTTCAGGACGAAGAATCTTGCGACCGTACAAATGCATACCACGAACGATGTCAGCAAAGCTATCGTTGTCACGATATGTTTCTACCTTCTCTACTTGAGAAGCTGTAGCAACAGCAGAGTCATGTCCTGCAACAATCGCCCCATAGTTTGAACTAGAACCGTTGGTATCAACTGATCCTGGACCATTACCTATGGAAGGTAGGTTGTTGGACATATAAACTCTAAAACCACGAACCATACCAGATATAATGCGACCATTACGCAAAATGTCCGGATTGCTTGAAGCAAAATCGCTGCTCAAGAGTTTAGAGTTTTCATCGTTCAATTGCTCTGCAAATACTGGATCAACAACAACCCATCGACCATCACGGTCTACGTTTTGCTGATCGAGTAAACGAGCCATACGGTTTAGTACTTCCAGAGGAGTTGCTTCACCAGTAGATCCGTCTGCATGAGTTGCAATTGAGTCAGTAGTAGCACCACCCGACACAAAGCTTGCGCGGGAGATTAACATGGAAGCAAGTAGACCTGTAGCAGCAACAGTGCTGATTGGGTCAGTACCAGACTTACTAGCAGCAGTTCCAGCAGTAGCAGCAACAGCACTAATAGTTGCTTGTTGGAAACCACACAAGTATCCTAGTACATCCATGTCAAACTGATCTTTCAGGCGATACCCTGCACGATCACTTGCCATTGATTCAAAGTTCACATGAGAATGTGCTTCTTCAATGTCGTCAATTTTAAAAGCAAAATAATTTGCCTTATCGACAACTAGTGTGAAATCGTCGTCATCGAGATCTTGTGGAGTTACTTGAGTTCCACGAGCATACTCTTTGACTGTGATTTCTGGTTCTTTAATAATACGTACAGTATCACCAAAGTTAGATATTTCACCAAAGTAATCACTATTGGTAATATCTTCAGTCACGCTAGTCTTACGGAAAGCTGATTGTACCTTCTTACTGTAAATAACAGGTGAGAAGTTACCGTTAGGTAGGTTTCCGTAACCAGCAGCAGTCTTAAAAGCCATTGGTTATCTCCTTTCGGCTATTATCGAAACGAGCCAACTATTGACAATTCAAGGCTACATCTTTAGGGTGTAGGTAAACCTGGCCTAACGAATGTAGGTAGTTGAAACTTCTCAGTTAGCATCAACAGGAGGTAGTCCTTATACTAAGGAGGCTCCGAATACTAGCAAAACTACGCTAGTTTTAAGTAATATACAAAGTATATCACATTTTATTTAATTTGTCAAGAGTTTTTTTACCTTGCACCACCAGTTAAATCATATACGAATGTGCCATTTGCAATTGCTTCAGAAATAACTTCTTCGTTTTTATCCCAATCTCTAGGACTAAGATTTTTAACGCGAGACTCAGACCAAGCACTTCGATCCTCTGTCTTTGGTTGTTCTGCTCTTGAACCTTTCTTAATAGATTTTGCTGCATCTTTACTGGTAGCTTTAGGTTTAGTCTGTTGTGTTTCTAACTTATATAAATCTATAGCTTTTGCAGCAGCCCTTGGGTCATTATCATTTTCATATAAAGCTGATTGTATCCATTTAGGTTGTTCATTAACCCACTCATGGAAGGCATCATCAGCACGAATTTCTGCAAAGTCTGGATGAAGTTTTTCAAGTTCACTTTCTGCTTTTTGTAACTGAACCTGAATCTGCATTTCATCTACATACTTTAATTTTTCTTCAACATCTTTTCGAGCTTCTACTGCTTTTTTTGTAGCTATTGTTTCTACAATCTTTGCAACATCTGGATATTTTTCAGTCCACTCTTCAAGTTCCTCATCTGATTTTGGTAATTTTACCTGCTTACGTGTTAAACTATCTATTTGTCCTTGTAGTTTACGTAATTCACCAGTATGTTGATCTTGTATTTGTTGTGTATGTCTCCTTAAATCTCCATATCTTTTCTTAAAAGTTTTTTCTTCTGCTCCTAAATTTTCATCAGATTCCTCTGTTTCTTCAGGAGTTCTTTGAGCTTCTAATTCTTCAATTTCTTTTTCTTCTTCCTCTATACTTTTTTTAGAGTAACGCATTGGGGTATTTTTTATTTCTTGTTGTATTGCTTCCATTTTATTTACTTTCTTCATCGGGGGCATCTAGTAGCTTTTCACCATGAAAAGGGTAGAAGGTAGCCCTTATTATCTATACCCAACTCCAGCCACATATTGTTGGCCCATTAATGAGCTAGGCATAGCAGAGGGGTCTGTTTCACCCCATAAACCTGTTCCTTTAAATCCTTGATACTCTCTAAATATATTATCTACATAGTTATCAGCAGTTGGATCTATATATTTTCTATCTCCTTGAGAATTTAAATAACGAGACATTCTATTAACCCATTCTAAATCTGCTTCCTCATCTAATTTTAATCTATCTGCTTCAGTAGGATCTAATCTTCCTCCTGAATCTTGGGTAGGTCCAAGAATTAATTTTTTAAATGACTTTCCTTGCATAGGTCTAACTGGTGCGCCCCTACCACCAAGTTTAGCAAATCTACCACTTCCTGGTTCTTCGCCAAATGCATATTCATCTTGGTTTTCCCCAAAATCACCTGAAGTTAACTCTTTAAAAAATACTTTCTTTAAGACATCTCTATTTGTAGCACCTTCGGGTATCTTTTCTAAATCTCCTTGAAGAATCCCGTCATACTGTTGTCTTTTCGCGTCAGTATAATTATTTAAATCATTTGTAATCTGCCTATTTAATACAGGACTATTAAAGTTAGCTGTTCCCTCAAGGACATTTGTTCTTCCCTGCTGGTAGTTGTCTAATACCGTAGCCGTTTCTTCTCCAGCAATTCCATATTCCTTTAAATCATTTTGCAAATACGGATCTCTTCTTGAAATTCTTATATCTTTAGAACTTCCAGCAGTAGGTCTAGGTAATCTTCTAGATCTTTCTCTACGTTTTCTGCCTTCTGCTCCTTTTAATTCACTATCTTCACGAAAAGAATCCTGACCCGTCATACCTTGTATTTCTGCTAGTACATCTTCATAACTTTTTATAGGTTCATTAAATGCATCTTCTAATGATTCAGGATTTGTTACATCTCTGTACCCTACTCCTGGTACGTATGTGCCTCCTGTGTTAAACTTTTTTTTTACCATAATACCACCATTAGCAAAACCTGAACTTGGAATTTGTTCAGATTTCCTGTAAGGATCAGGAAAACGTATATACTCACGATCACGTTTTGGGTTAAGAAGATGTTTATAGAACCTGCCTCCTTTTCCTGCAAACCATTTATAAGGATCTGGTATGGGTCCAACAAAAGGATATTTTACCTGTGATAACATTGGAAAATAGTTATCAGCAGTTGGATCACCAGTTTTTCGTAAGACTAGTCCTTCTTCTCCTTTGCCTAGGTATGGATTAACAATCTCACTTATAGCCTTAAATACTGTGGGAGTATTTGACTGCATCCTTCCGTATCTTTCGTAAGACTCGTCTGCTTCTCTCATTTCTTTATCAGAAAATTGACCTCCTTCATCTGACATCGCCCCACCATAAAAATATTTATCTTCTAATGCGCTCATTCCTGGTATTGCCCATGCTTGATATTTTATATTTTCCATTTCTAATTTATCTGTTTTGTTATTAGGATCAAATTTTTTACCTCCTCTTGCCTCTTCTGCTTCAGCTATAGCTTTACTATGGGCTTCTTCTCTTAATTTTAATCCTGCTTTATGTGCTGCTCCAAGACCTTCTGCCATTCTTTTTACACCAGTAGCTCCTAAACCAAATTCTATAAGCATATCCCCCCATTTTTTAACTATATTATTACTTTTATCTCCAAGACCACTATAACCACTATAGTCTTCGCCTTCTTCTTTTAATTGGTCTGCTGTTTCTTTTATTTTTCGTTGTATGTCTAGATCTGTTTTTACCCACGGCTCTACTCCAAAATCACCCCTCGCCTCTTCTGCTGAAGAACCAAACATATCCAGACCAGCCTTCATTAATTTTTCGTCACCTTCCCAAGACTCACCCCGTCCACGAGAACCCGTACCATATGCAGATTGATCTAAGTCTTGATCAAAAGACATAACATCTTCTTTAGGATCAGCTTCACCACCGACCTCACTCCACATACCACCTTCTTCAAAAGCAAGTGGATCACACATCATGCCTTTAGGTTTAGCTGACGCAATAATTACTGTACCTTTAGATACTACATCTTCTTTAGGATCAGCTTCACCACCCACATCTTCAGATTCAATAAACTTCATTTCATCTGTATCTTTTTCAGGGGTTCCATTTTCATCGACATTTTGGATTATACCTAATTCTTCCATCTGATTTATTTCAGATAAAACTTTTTTATGCATGTCTGTAATACGCTCTAATCCTAGATATCTTACAACATTAGCTGGTAGTACATATTCACCTTCAGATAACATAGCAGGTATATCATCTGCTACTTCTTTAGGTTTGGCTAATGGGGGTGGATCACCTTCTTCATCATCGGTATCTTTACCATCAAAATTAGCTTCTACAGAACCACCATGTTCTAAATTAAGCTGGTCTGCTTCAAAATCAGATTCATAGTCAACACTTGTATCTTCAGGCTCATCTTCAAAATCTTCTGCTGGATCATATGGTTCCATAGGTTCTTCGCGGATTTCAAAAGGTTGCAGATCTCTTTCAAAATCAGAATCTACATCTTGCATATCTAATCCAGTAAATAAGTTTTCAAAGTAACTTAAATCACTTTCTGGTTCCGAATAGTCTTTATCCCATCGTTGCCCACCTAATTCAAATGGTTGTAGATCTCTAGCAAATGCATCTTGATCTCTAATTGTTTCTGGCATTTCCAAAGTAGAATCGGGATACTGCCTTGTGCCTAAATCATCACCAGATCCTATTTCATTAGCGTCTTCCATAGGAATACTATCTACAATAGAATAGTTAGGTGAAAAATCATCCCTTTCTCCACCTTCTTCAGCAAATGATTCATCCTCCATTGCTCTAATCTCACTAGGATTTAATTGAGTTTCAGATCTTTCATTAGCAAGAGCAAGATTAATATCATTAGTTCTTCTTGGTGGTGGTACAACTTCACCCATAGGTGGTTCTATTCCTGGTAGTGGTGAACCTGCTGGATCACCTAAATTTTCTCTGGTTAGGACACCTTCTGTTCTTGCATCATTATCTATATCTACTTTATCAAACTGTGTTCCAGCACCAAATGTCATTGTACCACTTCCTGCATCTCCTCTTGGAAGACTTTCAGCTTCTTCTGAAATAACAGGATCAGAGAATAATTCTTTTGTTTGTTTAGCAGTATCTGATGTATCTATTACTGGACCCATTGAAGCTGTCATGTCTTTAAATTTTTCTTGTAAAGTTTTAATTCCATCTATACTAATTTTTTCAGCTGCACCTGCTGGTTTGACACCTATAATTTCATTAACTGCCTCACGCAAATAGTTATATATGCTAAAGCTATCGTTATCATTTAACTTATCTACTTCTTTTTCTATGTTTTTACTTTTTAATAGATTATCTACTACTCCTGATGCAGATCTAGCTGGCCCTGTCCCTAACACCTCTAAAAGATCTCTAGCATTTTGAATTTGTTTAAGAGTTTTTATTGTTTCTTTATCTTTTAAGATATCACGAAATCTATCCATAGCACGATCTACATTATCATCTAACCTATCTTCATTAGGATTACTTTGAGTTTCGGATTGATCTGATGAAAAGCCTAAATCAGACATTTGACCACTTGTAGAAAGTTTAGATACTAACATATCTCTACCTACATCTTTACTCAATGGGTTTTTATTATATTCTTTAATTAATTTTTCAACAGCATCTGATCCAAAAGGAAGTTTTGGAGTTTTTGTTGTGCTTCTTCCTGTAAAACTACTGTTTACTCCCTCCCACCCATCTGTTGTTCGTACTTTCTTACCTGTTTTTGGGTTAATTGTTACATTACCACCTATTCCTATTCTATTAATAAGATCATTAGCATTTTCTGATGAAGGTTCTCTTACATAATTATATAATTCTTTACTTGCTATTTCTACTATTAATGCTTTAGCTAATTTATTTTGAGTTTCAGGAGTAAAAATATCAGTATCTTTATATCCTAATCGTTTCTGTAAATTTTCTACTATTGGGCTATTTGTATTATAGTTATTTGCTAATAGTTGAAATGCACCTACTGCTGAAGTACCGTTTTCTCCTCTATTTATTTTTCCTTTAGTTGCATTAACTAATGCTCTACCAAATTCTTTTACTTCTTTAAAAGTCATTTTACTTATAGGTTTATTTGCGGTAGGTGTATTCCTTTCAGGATCAGGTTGACCAGGTTTTAAAAACCTACCATATCCAAATACAGTATCATAAGGATTTAATTTTTTTCTACTTCTTTTGTCAAAATTTGTTTCTTCACCTGCTATTATTATTTTTAATAGATGATCTATAACAGCATCTGTAGGTTTTTTAAATTCTTCTTCTGTTCTTCTTTTTAAATCCTGTTTAATTTGTGGTTCAATAGGTCTACGAGCCATGTTAAGTTCCTTTTAATACTGTTTGTACATCTACACGCATACTTCTTAACTTTTTAAGTATGGCGATTGCACCTTGCGCTCTATATATTTCTATCTCATCATCACTCTGTTCTAATACACGTAGCGCATCGTGTCTCTTAGAATCTAAATATAAGTTAAACAGTTCCTCAAAGTCCGGTGTATTTACTAACGGTAAAATGTCTCTAGCAGTTTTAACGTCAAGCATTACCACCACCTCCTTGCTGTAGCATAGCCATTAACTCTGGTGGTATTTGTTGTCCTCCACCTTGAGGTGCTTGTGCCTGTTGTTGTTGCTGTTGTGTTCCTTCATTGGGTCCACCACCTGTAGCAAATCCTTGTTCTCCTGGTGCAGGTGCTTGACCAGTTCCTATATTACCACCACCTGTTCCAGTTGGATCAATGCCTTGTGGAGGTTGTGGATTCTCTTCTACAATTTGTTGTTGCATTTGTTGTAATAGTAACGCCTGTCTAAATGCTTCTTCAGGATTGTTTGTTACCTTATCTACATCCAGATCCATAGTTGCTGCTATCTCACGCATGATGTATGGGAACTTAGCAAATGGTGCTAGTACAGGACTGCTTGCAATCTGTAAGAAACTAATAAGACGCTGGGATCTAACTTCATTCTTCATAAAGCTTTCTGTGCCTCTAGCTCTTACTTCTAGATCACCACGTATCTCTGGATCAAAATCAAACTGCATATTAAATGCAAAGATTGCCTCACCCATTGGACGTAACATATAGTCATCCATGTTTTTAATTACTGTACGTATTGAATTACTGGCTGCACCCATCAACATAGATATACCTGATGCAGTTCTACCTGTTCCTTGCACACCAGTTTGTCCGTATGAATACGATGGTAGTCCAGATGATTCATCCGATAATACTCTTGCTTTATCAAATAACATCATATTTTCACTTGACACATTTGGAAACTTAGTACCAAAGATAGCCTGACCTGGCGCACCACCTTGTCTTCTAAAGATTTTACCAGGATATACTGTAAGATCCTGACCAGGTGCTAAGTTTGTTTCATCTACCTCAATCAATAGATTACCAGATAAGATAGCATTGTCAACTGCTAATCTCATAAAACCGTTCATTAATGTTTGGGTATCATCCATGTTCTCTGCTAGACCTACACCAAAGAAACTATATGGGTTGATCTCATATGGACTTGCAACGTAAGGAATACGTTTAGGTGTAAATGGGTTGATAACAAATCTTAGGATCTGATTGTTACATACCCAACAGTTAATCTGTATCTCATCATCATTGATATACTTCTCTGGTATCTCTAGATCCTGTAGTGATGCTATATCTTTATCTATTGTACCCCAAAACTCTAATACTTCAAATCGTTCTACATCACCAGATCCACTACCAGCAGAATGACCATCGTTTCCAAAGTCAGAAGCAGTCTCAGCATCTTGTATACTATCTTCCCACCATTCCTGAGAATAGTTTTCACCATAACCAATAGCTTCTTCTATAGCTTTAGATCTAAAGAAAGGACGTTTCTTCAATGCTCTTAGTTGTGGTCTAGTTAAACGATGACGTTCAATTGTATACGTAGCATCTTCTATATTAAATGCATCTGGATCAGGATAAAAATCCCACACAGAAGTATACTCTACCTTTGGTATTGTTTTAATAATTGGATCATACTCACCCTCTTCATCCCAGTTTGCGTATTCTTTATCTACAGCAAACGGACCTTTCATTATTGCAGTACCAAACAACACACACTCAAATACAGAGTGCCTTAGATGTTTAGTAGCAGAGGATTCTTCTAGCTGATCTTTAATTTTCTTTTCCATCTTCTTAGCAGCAACCATAGATGGATGAAATGTAATAGCAGATTGTGTTTGTCCTGGTCCTTCTTTAAGACCTTCTAAATCTTCTAGGTCTTCTTTTAAAGGACCAAGCATTTCTTTGAGCATATCTGTGGTGGTGCCAGGTTCTAAATTTAAACCATCACCTTCATAACCATATTGATTTTTTATTTGCTCTAGTGCATCTTCTTGTTCTCGTTCTTTTGGATCTACATGAACAGTATCTAACACACCTTCAGGTAATGCTGTAGGTTCTATACCAATAGGAAATCTATTCTGACTAAATAGAACATCTATAAGTTGACCATATGCAGCAAGTACTTTAGTTTTGGTTACTTTAATAAATACTCTTGACTTTTCTGTTTCGGTAAACTGAACATCAGGACCATACAATCCACGATAATTTCTATATGCCTGTACCCATCTTTCTTCATCTGTATATCTTCTAGTTCTTGCACGTTCATATCTACCCTTGACATAACTAACTAAGTTATCGTAGGTTTCTTCTTCAGTGTCACCATCTTCTAATGCACTTAGTTTATTTTTGTCTACCATATTTTTTCCTTTTTGGCTGCAAGGTTCTATTTAATTTCTTTGATACAACTGCTAAATTTTTTCTTCTGTTGTCTCTAGGATTACCATTCTTATGATGTACCTCCATACCTTTCGGAGGTTTTAACATCTTTCTAGCTTTATTTCTACCTGCTCTATCTAGTTTACCTTTAGCAGTTCCTTGAGTTCTAACATATTCTTTTTTATAATTTCTAGGTTTTTTCATATCAATACCAATGACTATAAACAAATACACCGATAATAAGTACTAATCCAAGTATCATACCAGCGTATGCCCAAAACATCTAATATCCAAACGTAGCATCCGATGCTTGGTAACGGTGTTTAGGTGTATTTTCATACGCTACTCTTATATTCGTAGGTCTAGACATTATCATGTACCTTAGTGCATCATATAAATGATCCTCAGATTTAGTATCAACATCTTCAGGGTTTCTAGCATCCACTGGTAATGCTGCTATCTGACTGATCAGGTTCTTACAATTCTTTAATATCTTTATCTTAGGATCACCAGTATCTTCATCAATCATTAATCTTTTATGTAACTCTATCTTACCTGCAACTCTAGACCCTGGTGATCTATCTGATGGCCTAAATCTACATCCTTCTTTATTTATAGTTTCAGCTATTGATGGACCTACATCGCCTCTCTTAGCCCAACATGAACTATCTAGTAATGCATCTTGTATTCTACCATCATCAGCTTCTACCTCCATAATCATCTGACCTAATTTATCTGCTGTCAAACGATTTACATACAACTCTCTATATATCCACAAACAACCATCAAAATCTACAGCACCCCATAATATTGCTGAGTGTGCTGCATATCCAAAGTCTGCTGCTCTTATCTTAGTCCATCCATTCGGTATCTCAAAACTATCACACGTATGCGTTGTCTTATCAAACTCAGGGAATGCACCTTCTTCAACTACATCCCAATCACCATACAAAAACTGTTTACGTTTTACTTCTGGTAGTGATGCCAACATAGCAACATAACTTTGATCTTGTGTGAGATACGGATTATCCCATACTGATGCTGCTATAAACTTTCTTGTTATTTCGCTTGACAGTGTTCTACCATCTAGCTCATACTCTATCTTCTCAGTTATTCTAGTGTTTGGTTCAGCAGGATCTATAAATAACTTTTTAACCCATGCTGATCCTATGTTACCTGGATTACCTGTAGCTCTCATATGCAAAGGTATACTAGGATCTGTAGTACGTAACGATGACTTTAAGAACTGCCATATATCTGAATTAGCATATTGTGGTAGCTCATCTATACCAATCCATGAATAGGACTGTCCTTGATATCTTAACACATCTTGTAAGTTTTCGCAATACCCAAATTCTATTCTAGCTCCACTTGGAAAGTACCACGTATTTTCTTGACTTTTAAATTTAGCTTTTGGTTCAGCCTTACGATATATCTGCTGAG